GACAAGCGCAAGATTCTATAGATGAAACAGATATAACAGAGGATTAATAAACATTAGATTATGGCAGTACCAGACACAACTAATTTTACACTTCAAGATGTAACAACGGAAATACATGGTGACACAGCGGCGGGCAGGAGCTTAGACTCTTGCTTCGCTAATGCCATCGCTAGTAGCTTTGATAGCTTGTACTCAGGAGCAAAAGATAGATTATCTAACTTTAGAAACTATGGAGCAACCTCAAGCCCTTACGTTAGAACCGTAGTTGGTTACTCTTCGACAACATCAACAGCAAAAACAGTTGTGTACAATATTACATCGCTAGATGTTGTAGCTTTTTTACAATTAAATGTTGATAGTGATACCTGGCCGGCTGGCATTGGCACTGTAACCGTGTCTGATTCATCAGGCGCAACATGGACTAAACTAAGCGGAGGCACTAACGGTAACGTATGGTATACAACAAATCTATCAACAACGGGTAATAGAACTATTACTGTAACACTTGCAGCAACTACCCTAGCTATAGGGGGTCTAACAATAGCTAGTTGTACCACCGATGTGAGTAATAACGTTCACGCGTTTGCGGTAGCAGATACTGTTACTGTTCCGGTAACATATACAGCAGTAGGTAATGTAGCGTTAAAATTTGGAGGGAGCAACTATGGAGTTCTGTCCTCAGAAGGAACTCAAGTAGTACAACAAGGCAACGGTAGTGTAATAGGCTCCGTTGAGGTTTGGGTAAAAGATATTACTGCAATACCTGGTAGTAGCGAACTTATGGGGGCAGTAATAGGTGGTGTTTTAGAAGACCTTGACTTTTGGGTTATTGAACTAGTCAAGGCTTAATTAAAACTATGATAATAAGCGTAATAATACTTAAGTATAACAATTTAATCTAATAAAATAGTAATTATGACAGTAAAGAAAAAAGAAAACAAGCTAGACTCTAAAGATTTTAACATGCTAAAACAGTATGTTGAAGCTATCAATAAAATGACAATGGAGATTGGTAGCATGGAGATTCAAAAAAATGCGGCAATGGCTAATCAAGTAGCTCTTAATGCGGAATTCAAAACATTTTCAGAAGGTGTTCAATTTAAGTACGGGAAGATATCTATTGATATTCAAAACGGAACATACAAGACAGAAGAAGAGATTGAAGCCGAAGAAAATCAACCAGATGGGCCTGATAAGGAAAATTAGTATTGGCCCAGATTATAAATCAGCTATGCACTATTCTATAGGGCAAGAGGTTTATGGGGGAAATACAATAATAGACATTCAGATAATCGAAGACGGATCTTCAGTTATCTTGATAGAAAAAGACAATGAGATTAAACAATGGAAAGCGTTTAATAAAAACGTGGCAGTGTCCATTGAATATAACATCGACTTTGGATAATGAAAAGTGTTCACGACTTTTTAATCACCCCAGCAGGTGAAAGATATAACAACATAAGCGAGTCTGGATTAATACTTAATACCGAAATGCAAAATCACAATTATGTAAATCGTGAAGCTATAGTATTAAGTTGTCCTGTTCTCGGGAATGATACAGGGATAGAAGTAGGAGATAGGATCTTAGTGCATCATAACATCTTCAGAAGGTTTAGAGATGTAAGAGGTATAGAAAAAAATAGTAGAGCTTACTTCCAAGAAGATAAATTCTTTTGTCCTAAAGATCAAGTATATATGGTGGATAAAGGTAACGGATGGGAGGCTCTCCCTGGTTTTACTTTTGTTCAGCCAATTACAGACACTAGATTATTTGCAACAGATAAAGAATTACCATTATGGGGTATAGTAGCTTATTCAGATAAGAACGAACCTAATGTTAATAAAGAAGATATTGTATCATTTGCTCCAAGCAGCGAATTTGAATTTATAGTTGACAATAAAAAAGTATACAGAATTTTATCATATAATATAACTACGAACAATGGATGTAAACGAAATGAAGTTGCGTATAATCCAAGCTGGTCAAAAAGCAGTTGAAGAATTAATTAAAGTAGCAGAGGAACCTATTATTGGCGAAAAAGGCACAATGATTATAGACGGAGAAGAAACGCCTTTAAACAGTGATGAATTATCAGCAGACAAATTGAAGAACGCAGCAGCTACAAAAAAACTGGCTATCTTCGATGCCTTTGAGATTCTAACAAGGATACAAGCAGAAGAGAACGTTCTTAATGAAATAGAACCAGACAAAAAGGAATCTTTTCAAGGTTTTGCTGAGCAACGTTCAAAGAAGAGATAATGAGCACTTACGAGCAGGATTTATATAAAATAGTAACCCCTATAAAGAAAAAGAAGTTAGATAGACTTAATCGTTCTAAAAAATGGGAGTATGGATATGACAAAGAACACGATGTTATAATCATTAGCAAAGATGGCACTATAGGTGACATATACGACATCCAAGGCTTAGTAATTGCATTACCAAAGGTAACAAAGAATATCGAGAGCAATTCAAGTAAGGCTCAGGACCAGCGCTGGACGGCACAGGAAGAACCTAAGGAGCTTGAAAGAATCAAGAGTATATTTGAGTGGGAAAACAAACCGCAGTCGTTTAAGGACACCTGGTTCCCTCATATAGATAAACAATTTGAGTATCGTGAAAATGGATACTGGTTTTATAACAACGGTGTTCCTACGTATATGACAGGAAGCCACTGGATTTACCTTCAGCATTCAAAGATCGATGTTGGTAAAGCTGATTTTAGAGAGTCTAACAGGTTATTCTACATATTTTGGGAAGCCTGTAAAGCAGATTCTAGATGTTACGGTATGGATTACCTAAAAAACAGACGTTCTGGGTTTTCATTTATGGCATCAGGAGAAACAGTTAATTTAGGGACACAATTATCGGATTCACGTTTAGGTATATTGTCTAAGACTGGAGCAGATGCTAAAAAGATGTTTACAGACAAAGTCGTTCCTATATCGATAAATTACCCATTCTATTTCAAACCAATACAAGATGGTATGGATAGACCGAAAACAGAGCTTGCTTATAGAGTCCCTGCTACTAAGTTGACAAAGAAAGGAATGGTTGTTAAGAATAAAGATGCAGATCAAGAGTTCATGGATAACATGCAAGGTCTTGATACCACTATTGACTGGAAAAATACTGGTGACAATAGTTATGATGGTGAAAAATTAAGGTTATTAATCCATGACGAGAGTAAAAAATGGGAAAAGCCTAACAATATATTAAATAACTGGCGTGTAACAAAAACTTGTTTACGTCTTGGTAGTAAGATCATCGGAAAGTGTATGATGGGATCTACTTGTAATGCATTAGCTAAAGGTGGAGAAAATGGAAAAAAATTGTGGTTCCAATCAGACGTTGCGCGTAGAAATCGCAATGGGCAGACAAGCTCAGGATTATATAGTTTATTCATTCCTATGGAATGGAACTTCGAGGGATTCATTGATTCTTATGGATACCCTGTCTTCGATACGCCATTAGAACCAATTATTGCATTAGACGGTTCGTTGATAGAAACAGGAGTTATAGAGCATTGGGAGAATGAAGTTGATGGCCTTAAAGATGATCAAGATGGTCTTAATGAGTTTTATAGACAGTATCCAAGAACAGTAGAGCACGCTTTTAGAGATGAAACAAAAAATAGTTTATTTAACTTAGCTAAACTATATGCTCAGATTGATTACAACGAAGGTTTGAAATACCAAGGTGCTGTAACAAGAGGAAATTTTAATTGGGAAAACGGAATAAAGGACACAAAGGTAGAGTTTCTACCTAATCCAAAAGGTAAGTTTTATATATCTTGGGTGCCTGATGCTCATTTACAAAATAATATAATAATAAAAAATGGCATCAAATATCCGGGCAATGAACACATGGGTGCGTTCGGTTGTGATAGCTATGATATATCTGGTACTGTTGGTGGCGGCGCTAGTAATGGTGCCCTTCATGGTCTTACAAAATTCAGTATGGAGAATGCTCCACCGAATACGTTCTTTCTCGAATACATAGCTAGGCCTGCAACTGCAGACATATTCTTTGAGGATATACTAATGGCTTGTGTGTTTTATGGAATGCCAATACTAGCAGAGAATAACAAACCTAGATTATTGTACCATATAAAGAAAAGAGGATATAGAGGATTCTCTATGAACAGACCTGATAAACTTTGGAATAAACTTTCAGTTACTGAAAAAGAAATAGGAGGTATACCAAATTCAGGCGAAACAATGAAACAGGATCACGCTGGAGCACTAGAGTATTACATCGATAGAAATGTTGGTGAATTGAAAGATGGCGGATGGGGAAATATGTACTTCCAAAGAACATTAAATGATTGGGTTAAATTTGATATAAACAATAGAACGGCGTATGATGCAAGTATAAGCTCCGGCTTAGCAGTCATGGCTTGTAATAGAAACTTATATAGACCTACAAACGAGGTAGTTAGAAAAACTATTAATTTAGGCTTTTCAAGATACAAACAAGGG